AACGTCAATCGCGAAGGCATTAAACACAAACATTGAAGCGGTTGCAACATCAATCAATCAATTATCAACCTGGGAACTTTACCAAAAAGGAAACACAACAAATCTTGGTGATTCATTGCTTGAAGATCTTGAAATCGAAATTGCCGAATTCGAGGTTCGATATACTTACAAAACAAGAACGGATGTTCCGCCAGTTCAAACCGAATCGCGCGAATTTTGTACTAAATTACTTTCATTGAATCGAAGCTACACACGCCAAGACATTGATTCAATTTCAACGCGAGTTGATCGCAATGTTTGGAATTACAAAGGCGGTTGGTACACGAATCCGGACACCCAAAAGACAACGCCTTGGTGTCGTCACGAATGGGTTCAACAATTGGTCGTTAAACAAAAATAAAAATTATGAACTATCTTTTATCCGTTGACAATCTTAAAAAACTTGGATTGATTCATTCCAACACCGACACGAAAATTCTTGCGGTGGCTATCAAACGAAGTCAAGACATTCAATTACAACCGGCTTTGTCGACACCTTTGTTCAAGGCGTTATTATTGCGCGTTCAAAACAATACTTGGACGCAAAACTATCTTGATTTAATGAATGATTTTGTCGTTCCTTGTTTGGTTGCATTTGTTGACTATCGATGCGCGTTACTATTAAATGAAAAATTGACAAACAAATCGGTTGGTCGTGTTCAAGATGAAAACATACAACCGAACACCGATAGCGAAACAAGCGCTTTGCGCGACCAATTAAGAAAAGACGCGTATTTCTACAAAGAAAGATTAATCGTTCATCTTATCGCTGATAATGGCGTCAAATATCCGGAATACATCGAAACAAATTCAAGTCCTGGACATTGCGCCGAAGACATGCGAAAGGATCGTTCAGGTTATACACCAATTAACTTCATAATATGAAATTCAAAGCGTCTAAAAAACAAATTGAACAACTAAAAAAATTTTTGAAACAACATGGAAAGAACGTTGAACCAACTAAAAAAGGAATTCGAAATCATTGCAACGCAGCACCGGCAAATAAATGATTTCTTTTTCGGTGATTTCCTTGATGCCGTTTCACGCGACGCGGTTCAATATCCGATAATGATTGTGACTTTGCAACCAGGTTCAATCGGCGACAATTTTGTCAATGTCAATTGCATTATTTCAATTGCGGACAAATACAATATTCAAGAATATCGCCAGATTGATGAAATTCATTCCGATTGTTTGTCGGTTTGCAAGGACATTCACGTCACTTTCAAACAATGGCGATTCGAAGATTTCCTTGATGTCGAAGGAACAATCGCGACGACACCATTTATCAACCGATCGCACGACGTTACGGCCGGCTGGACAATGAACATGTCCGTCAACATTTACGACGAAGAAAATTGGTGTCAAATTCCTTACGATAATTATGATTTTGAGAACAACTAAGCATAATAAAGTATGAATAAGCATCTTAGATCATTGTCCGTCATGTTTTTTGTTTCCGCTTATTTGACGGCAATCGCAATGTATTTCGAAGGCGCGTTATTTTTGAAGCTTGGTGGCGTCGCGCTTGGCTTGTTTTTGACACACCAATTGGCGCAACAATTTGACAATCGATGAAAATACAATTATTTATATTATTGGCCAATATCCGGCTTTCATTTCCAAAATTGCTTGCGGTTGTTGGATCGTTTTTTTTGCCGATTTCAGGCATTTTGTTTTTGATTGGGTTTGCGATTATTGTTGACACATTGACCGGACTTTGGAAAGCGAAAAAATTAAAAATTAAAATTACATCGCGAAAATTATCGGCGGTTATTTCAAAATTATTTTTATACGAAATCGCGGTGATTGGATTTTATTTAATTGATTATTTTATTTTGAATGATATAGTCAAACAATTCTTTTCAGTTCCTTTAATGTTGACGAAAATTTTATCCTTGGTTCTTGTTTCAATCGAAGTCATATCAATCAATGAAAATTATAAAGCGGTCAAAGGAATCGACATTTGGAAGTCAATGAAAAATTTATTCGCCAGGGCAAAAGAAATTAAAAACGACATCAATGGAATTAGACATAACCAAGATAGTTCAACACCGTCTATCTAACGATCAATATCTTCAAGACGTTCACGAAAAGAAACAAATCTATCTTCACCATACGGCCGGCGGTGGCAATCCAATCGCGGTTGCGAAATACTTTCAACAAAAAGAAGGTAAAGTTGCGACGGCATTCGTGATCGGTGAAAAGGGAACAATCGTTCAATTGTTTTCATCAAAGCACTGGGCTTATCACCTTGGATTGAAGCCGGAAGTTTTCGCCGAAATGGGCGTCACTTATCGAAGTTTAGACAAGATTTCCATTGGAATTGAAATTTGCAATTTTGGACCATTAAAGAAACAAAACGGATATTTCGTTAATTACGTTGGCGGACGAGTTGACCGATCACAAGTTACCGAATTAAATGGCAAATACAAAGGTCACATCTTTTGGCAGCGATACACCGATGAACAAATCGAATCAACACGTCAATTGCTCGTTTATCTTTGCGATACTTACGGAATTTCGAAGGAATACAACAATTCAATTTTTGACATTGACAAGCGAGCTTTGCGAGGTGAAAACGGAATCTTTACACACAATTCGGTTCGTCACGACAAGTCCGACATTTACCCTTGTCCGCGAATGATTGAAATGCTGCAAAACTTATGAAAAAACTAATCGCATTTTTAAGCGTTTTGACGATGTTTGGTTGTTCGTCCGAACGATTAGCGCAATACCATTACAAAAAAGCCTTAAAGCATGGCTTGAAGCTTGTTCAAGATAGCGACACGATTCGAATTGCAACCATTGATTCGATTGCTTATTATGTCAATGATACGTTACGATACGAAAAAATTATTCGCGAACGCGATTCGGTTGTTTTTTTTAGAAATGTGTATATTCCCAAAACGAAATGGCAAACCAGGATCGAATATAAATATAAAACGCAACTGGTAAAACAAGACGTTTTGAAATACAAATATATTTATAAAGATAGCAAAGAAAAGCGCAAAGAAATTCAACAAGAAAAACGAAAAACCAATTGGAGTTTATTTTTTTGGGGGTTCTTGGCCGGGTTCGCAACCTTTTTTATTTTGCGAATCATTGATAAATTTACACGAATAGTTTGACGAGCAAATATAGACCGCGTTTGAAACCGGACGAAGCGGAAATCTTAAGTCAATATCGCGCGATTAAAAGAACGGCCAACGAAATGGACATTGATGACAAAGATGTCAAACACGGTTGGATCAAGAATAAAACCGCATCATTATTTTTTAAGAATCCAAACTTCAAGACCGAAGACCAACAAGGATTCGAAAAGATGAAACAAGAAATCATTGATTCGATTTCGAACCACATTCCGAAATACATTCCGATTGAACGCGAAGAAATAATCGAAGGTCATTTATTGGTTGTTGATCCGGCCGACATTCACATCGGTAAACTTTGCGAAGCTTTCGAAACTGGCGAAGATTACAATTGCCAGGTGGCCGTCAAACGAGTTCGCGAAGGTGTTCAAGGAATAATCAACAAGTCAAAAGGATTCAACATCGACAAGATTCTTTTCATTGGTGGCAATGACATTTTGCACATTGACACGCCGAACCGCACGACAACCGGCGGAACACCCCAGGACACCGACGGAAATTGGTATTCGAATTTTTTAACTGCAAAGAAATTGTATGTTGAAATTCTTGAAATGCTTTTACCAATCGCCGACGTTCATTTTACTTTCAATCCGTCAAATCACGATTACATGTCCGGGTTCTTTTTGGCGGATGTTATTCAAACCTGGTTCAAGGATTCAAAAAACATTACTTTCGATTGTTCGATTGCGCATCGAAAAGGATTCCTTTACGGAAAGAATCTAATCGGAACGACTCATGGCGACGGCGCAAAACAACAAGACCTTCCATTGTTAATGGCTGCGGAATTTCCGCTTGAATGGTCAAAATCAAAGCATCGATATATTTATACGCATCACATTCACCATAAATCTTCGCGCGATTACATCGGAATCACGGTTGAATCATTGCGTTCGCCGTCCGGTTCGGACTCATGGCATCACAAAAAAGGATATTTATCAATCAAGGCGGTCGAAGGATTTTTGCATCACAAAGAATTCGGCCAGGTTGCACGATTGACGCATATCTTTTGATTAATATATTAGCCAATTAACCGCCATTCGTCACGTTTTGGCCAATATATGTGACATTTTTTTCCAACATAACCGGCATAAAATTGATTTAATGACGGAATTTTCCATTATAATTTACAAAACAACCGTCTTTCGTTAATTTTATTTATCGTTATTCAGGCGATTACCTTATTTTTTACCGCAATTTTAAGGCAATAACCTTATTTCTTGTGTCCAAATTTTCGTTTTTTCTATACACGAGGACAAAATATGTCCATTTTTACCTTTGTTCCTTATTTAGAATCATTCTAAATTTGTTAATTAATTAAAAAAAATGTTGATAAAGTTTTGTAGATATAAAATAACGCCGTAGATTTGAAAAATAATTTATAAAACAAAACAACATGACAAACCAAGAAAAAGATTACAAATTAAAATTTAACGGCGCAAATGTACTTGAATCATTTGAAAAATTAATAAGAGAAAAGAACGCTAAAAAATTTATTAATACATTAAGTAAAAAATTTAACGAAGCTCAAACAAGCAATTTAATAAACTTGCTTTCTAATTACGAAAAATTTCTTAAACTAAACGACTAAACAAATGAAAACGCAAAATTATTTAATAACTTATAAAACTGAACAAATGAAAGATTTCATCGCAACGCTTGATTTTTTAGAAAAACAACAAGAGGAAAATTCCTTGACAACTTATCAACTACATTTGATCATTCAAACAATGGCGACAT